AAGCGCCGATTTGACCACGTTTTCTTGGGCATGCGTCCCTATCTAGATGGGGACACCTGGAGCTTCGCGAAGACTATAGGAAGAGCGTTTTGGAAGCGCGGGTGGAAGTTCGATCAGCTTGACTCACACCTCCCAGCATGGCTTAGGGGCGTGTCGGAGGCAGAGCTCATGTGGAACCAGCACGTTCCCCTTTATGCTGATCAGTTGACTACTCACCTGCGGCTTCTGGGACCCGGCCCCACGCGTCCCATGGCTGTCGATCAGGATAAGCCTTGGACGTATGGGTCCCGAACCTCGCCCTATAGTGGAGCCGGTGTACGATACATTGCTGACGGTTACGGCCTAGCCGTCGGGCAGGTGTATGCGTGCATCGAGAAGATCAGATCGGTCCCATGCCTTCCATACGTCATTGACGACCCGGTCCTCAGACGTGTGGTTTGCGCAGACGACCTCTGATCGGGTGCCTCAGCCAGAACAGACATGCAACAGATCAACACCAAAGCCTCCGGTATTTCTGCCTTGGCGCAGACAACGGCCGTTCCGAACCTGCATAGGCCGGTTCGTGTGCCGACCTACCCTGCGCTGGAGCGTACTGCCACGCTAGCTTTCACAGATACCACGACGTATCCTGTTGCCGCTGGCGCGACTACCAGTGCCGTGCTGATCCGTGATCCTGTCTTCCCTTTGTGGACTGAGATGACATTTCCGAACGTTGCTACCGCTTTGTTCGCTCAGTATCACGACGAGGCGTACACTTTCATTGCAACCACTGCCACCACCTTTGCATTGGCAGAAAACCCCCAGACTTACGCTGCCACGGGGACACAGGCACCAGCGGTTACTCCCATGGTGCGCAACGGATCCGAGTTGTATTGGTGCTTGGGTGGTAGGACACGTTCCACGGCGGGGATTGCTTTCCAGCCCGCAGTCGAGTTCTACCTCACGGCCAATGTCACACAATTGGATCTCGTTGTCACCTGGGAGTTTCTCACCTTTGACGGTGAGGTCGTCACCACTGACACCTCACATGTTCGTGGTGCCAACAACAACTATCAGGGCGCCGTTTTCTCCCTCATTACTACTGACTACTTCGCCTTCCGTGTCATCTCGGTTGTTGCGACGTGTCCGTCTGGTACCACGAATCTGCCCCAAGTGGGTTCTATTCGTGTGGGAGTCACCACAACGCCGCCCGGGGTCAACAATGCGGTTGTTGGTTTCCCCCTTGCCAATCCGAC